ATTACCTTGATGTAGACTTCATTTACTGGTCTTAGAATTATCATGAAAAATTTTCTCTATAACCTCTTTATCAATTTGTTCTTGAATAGCATCAGACAGAAACTTGTAAGTTTCTTCAGTACCTACTAATTCTATCATCTCATTTAGCCATTTGCTAAATTCAGCGACGCTGATTAAATTACTGTCCATTTGTGAATTACTGTCCATTTGTGAATTTATGCCAATCGATGTGGTTCTTGATCTGATTTGATCTAAATTTGATTGTATTGAGAATATCAGAAAGCAATTCTGTTTTTTCTTTCTGATAGTCAATTTTGTACTGCAAAGCTTGAATCTGAGGATCTGCAAGCATGTACATTTCCAAATTGTTCTTTAGAATAATTCCTTTGGTAGGATAGATCCAGCCTTTAGCTTCGGTTTCTTCTGTAGGACCATCAGCATAGAATTGATGTTTCAGAAGATAGAGGGCATGCATTTCCAGCTGAAGCTTTTTAAGCTGCATCCTTTCGGCAAAAAAGATCTTGATGTAACGAGCCTGCAGCTGGGGAATCTTGGAAGATTCTGCTCCAAGTTCTGTAGTATCTATAATTGAGTCTTTGTCCCAGAGGGCTGTGATTTCATCGAGTTTCATTGCAAATCCTTTTAACACCAAACAGACAATTATACACCCTCTCGATGTATTTGTCAACCGTCTTTATGCGGTGGTTATATAGAAGGAAGTATACCGGAAAGTAACAGTTGCTTCAATGAAATTGACTGTATCGTCTGTAGTATTGAAAGACATTTCCGACAAATAGATAGGAAATGCGTCAATAAAAGTGGTCTCATATGATGGATTCTTTGCATTGGTCAGAATGAGCAGTGAAAGATCTGAGGTCATGCCATTGAGCACGCCATTTGGTCGATTTGAGAGGTAAAGATATTCTTCGTAGTTATCAGGGAAACCTATTGACCGTAGCCAGTCATGCATTTCTACATAATTCTTGAGGTCTTCGTCTACCTTAAAGGTAACAGAAAATGGTGTATAGGAAATATGGTCACCAGCCTGAGGAATGGCTGTGAAAGGCGTAGGTTGCCAAGTAGGATCTATTGAGATTTCAGGAACAGCAGTTTTCTGCACGAAGAAATTCAGAAATGGTGCTCGCTTTACAAAGAACTTAAAATTCAGTGGACTCTGAAAATTCTGATTTTGTGGTGATTTGTCAAGTGCGCTCATGTTTTCTCCTCACACTATTTATTGACAAAAGAAACCCCGCTTCGGCGGGGTTCCGTGAATTGGTTGATCCAATCTTCTTATATTACTAAATTTATGCTTCTACAGTTGTCAAAATGTCAGTTTCTCGAATAGGGAAAATAATCCAGCAAAGAGACCTGAAGTACGAGAAAAGCTGCGACTTGCTGCTTTGAAAAGAGAAGCAAAAAAAAGAGGAACCGAAGTTCCTCTTTAATTTTAATATTTGTATATTTTTTACATCAAGTTTTGGACCAATACGCGGCGGTAGTATACGTTCGAATCCTTGAGAAGAGCACCAGGAGATGCAGTGATTGCACCCTGAGCAAATGGGTTGGATACCATTCCGTATCTCGTTTTAAAGCCTATTTTTGGCTGCATGGAGTGAGCATCCATAGCGCGAAGCATCTGAAGAGGAACATATGGGCAGTAGAACAACCCAGCGTCGAATGCAGAAGATCCACGGTAACCGACGGTGTAGTAGTTACCACCGGAAGCATAAGGATCGATGTAGACCTTAAGGCGACCATTGAGCACACCAGCGAAGGTGTTACCAGTATCGTCAACCTGAAGATTGTTGGAGTTCAACGCAGGAGCGTAGTCAAGAACACCGGCCATCTGAAGAGCAGACGCAACGTCTGAAGTACAGATTACGATGTTACCCTTACCACGACGGGTCTGACGAGCGATGGAGTTGGAGTCACGCTCAAGTTGGAACATGAGACCCTTGAATTTTTCAACCGACCAACGACCGTTGGAGTCGGTATCAAGATCGAACTGACCGGGAGTTGTTACGTTGCCCTGGTCGGCGCCCTGTACACCAGTGACGTTGATTGTACGAACAACCTCTCGGTTGATTTCCGCAAGAATTTCCGAAGAAAGAATGTTGGAAAGTTCAGTCTCTGCGTCAAGGCCGTGAATTGCCTTCAAGTCCTGAGCAAGCTCAAGAGTGTATTCAGCCTTCAAAGCGCGGGTGTTTGCAGTTACAGTAACCTTTTCGATGGAGAATGCCATCTGTGGGAATGCTGAGTTAGCGTCAGTACCCAAGGCTTCTGACTGTGCAGTAGTCATACCGGTTGCGTAGTTGTAAACGCCGGTTGAAGCAAGGTTGGAGGTCTGGGTGGTGTTACCAGGAAGTGTACCAACATTCTTCTGACCAAGGGTGTTTGCACCAGTGACAACAGAAGAGAAGGAAGTGTCTGGTTCGTTATAGAACGCTTCAGTACCAGACTGAGAGGTATAACGAGATCGCATTGCGAAGATAAGTCCGGTTGGACCAGTCATTGGCTGAACGCCGCAGATATCATAAGCAATAAGGTTAGGCATTGCTCGACGAACAAGCGAGATCAAGACAGGATCGAAGATATCGATACCACCTGCACCTGCTGTGGAAGAGGATGTACCCATGAAGTTGGCAGGAATACCAGCAGTATAGGTTGGGTTGGTTTCGTTAAGGATCTTTGCCTCATTCATCAACTCACGCTCAGTGTTTTCAAGCACCACTGCGGTAACGGAACGGCGAGTCGCGTCCTTAATAGGAGACAACTCAGGGTGTTCCAGAATTGGCTTCCACTTATTTTGAATTTCTTCGTTTAGAAACATTTGTGTCTCCCTTTAGAGGTTCTTTTTGTTTTGTTATTTTATTTATCGTCGAAGAGACTTAGAGATCGCTTCAGCGTACTTTTTCATAGGTCCGTTAAGAACTACGTTTTCGTTAAGGTCGCCTGCAGCGCCGTCAACTTCTTCAGACAAAGTCTGAGGAGCAACAGTAGTCTGCTTACCAACAGGGAAGTGCTTTTCCTTGATGATGGAAACCTTCTTCTTATAATCATCTACAGTACCATCAAACGAGATATCTTCGACAAGAGTACGGAGCTTTTCAGCTTGAGTCATGACGAGACCTTCAGCAACTTCATCAAATGCAGTCTCGATGGTCTTGTCAGAAAGTTCTTCCTTGAGAGAAGAAACTTCAGTTACAAGTTCATCAAGCTTTGCTTCTGCTTCAGCGAGCTGGGTGGAAAGTGCTTCGACTACATCAACCTGTTCATCAGGAATGGTGACATTGTGTTCTTCGAAGAGACCCTTAAGTCCCTGAACAAAAGATTCAGCCATGTCAGCGCGGATTGAATTAACAACTGCTACTTCATTCTCTGCCATCCAAGTTTCTGCAACGTACTCAAGATAAGAGTCGAGACGCTCAGCAGTTTCTTGCTCGTAAGTTTCCTTGAATGCTTCAACTTCAGCAATCATAAGCTCTTCAGCTTCTGCAATTTGAATTGCAACACGACCATTTACAGCCGCTTCAAAGATCGTTGGAATTTTTTCTTTGAACTCTTCAGAAAGGTCAAGACCCTTAAACACTTGCTCAAGATCTTCACGCACAGCATTAGCGGATACTTGCGCTGCCATTTGTGTTGGTGTTGGACCGCTAGCCGCAAGAGATGGCTTTGTGCTAAGAGTAGCTTTATTTGAACCTGAAACATCGCCTACTCCTGGGCCGTGACCGATTTCAGATGCCTTGGCCATTACGCCGTCGAAAATCTTTGTAAGAGACTCAGTGTCAACAGTGGCAAGTTTGCCAAGAATTGCAGACAACTTCTCAGTACGCGAATCAGGCTGCGAAATTGCTTGCGCAGCAGGATGTAGGGTGTCTGCAGCAGCAGTTTCTACAATCTTTTCTTTCTTTGCCATTTTGGATGGTCTCCTTTGAATTTCTTTTCGTTATTATTTATATTAGAGGGTTCTTAAGAATGCCTCGAAAAGCTGTGCGGAGCGCTTTTCTCGATCATCCATCTTCATTTTCTTCAATTCTCGTGCATGTTCATGCAAGCGCTGTTGCACCCAAGACTCCTTAGCTGCGTCATATATCCAGTCAGCACCTTCCATAATGCCATTAACGAAGGCAGCAGGTGCAGAAGGGTCTGCAACGATGTCAGCTGGTGTAACAAGGTGAAGGTCTTCTTGGACGATCATCACGCCGTCGTTTTCTTTAAGTGAACCAAGAGCGCGGGATGATACACCGACTCGAGCGCCTTCATTTATAAGGTTACGAACGATGTTACCCATTGGAGTATCCATGATTTTAGCTTTACCGATGAAGTCTGTACCTTCACGTCGGAGTGACTTAATCATATGAGAAACACGATCGAGATTGATTGTTGGACCAGATGGATGGCCAAGCTCACCATAGCCACGGTTACCTTGAACACACTCAGTAACGTAACGATTTACTTCGCGCTCTAGCGTTCCAATTGGATACGAGCGACCATTACGGTTCTTGATTTCTGCTTGGACAAAGATGCCTTCGATGTAAAGAGACTTCTTGCCATCGGTCTCTTCAGTAACGTATTCTACGTTCTGATTGAGTTCGGTTAAGATTTTCATTTTGCGTCTGGTCCTTTGTGGATAGAGTGGATTTTAAGAAGGGCTGCGGCAGCTGCAGTGTGTGCAGCCGACAATTCGCGATTCTTCTTTGAGAGTTGTTTCTCAAGTGTTCCCGCCTCACCACGAAATAATGTGTGAAAATTCTTTGCTTCTGCAGCAGCCTTCTCATGAGCCTTTGCGTGAGCTAGGTATTTTGCAGCTTCAGAAATTGACTGAGCTTCAAATAGAGCTTCACGCATAGATTCTTTGAGAGACTTCATTTATCCGCCTGTTATTGTCGAACGACTTACTGAAAGAGTAGTCGAGTTAGAAGTAATAACGTCATTTGCGTTTTTAAGCAAAGAAAGATATGAGTTTGGAATCATGACAAAGGTAGTGTTTACACCAACTGCAGGAACAATAGTCAATAGAGCTGGAGTAGCACCGTAATTACACAGTGTTACAGCACGTGCTGAGAAATTGTTAGCTTGGTTAGAGGAATTGGATGTAGAATTTGCATTATCTACAAGACCAATAATTTTGAGTATTGCCATTACGTTTGATCTTTCTTAAGTGTCTTGGTAAGATGCCAAGTAAGACCTGATTTTGGAGTCTTCTTTTTCAAGATTTTTGACGCCTTTGTAATTGGAGCAGTCAATTCATCAAGAACAGATTCTTTACGAACTGCTTTCTTGATTGTCTTGGTAAGATTCCATGACTTTCCAGATTGAGGAGTCTTTTTCTTCTCGATAGCAGAAGCTTTATTGATTGGAGCAGTAAGTTCTTCGATATCAATAAGATCCTCAATATCAGCTGCTTCATTTACGGCTTGAAGCATCTCTTCAGCTTCAGTATCTTCAGCAACTTGGAATTTCTTTGCGTGAAGAGCAGCCATCTTCAAGTGATGCTTTGATGCAGCATGATAGTGATCTGCAAGACCAGTAAAGTGATCTTTCATAGCACGATCAGATTCAACTTCAGCTCGGTGACGCGAAGAATTTGATTTCATCTTGGCATCAATTGCACCCTGTGAGTGGTGCATAAATTGATCGCGATGATAATACTTATCAGACACAGAATCTGTAAGAGGTGAAGGAAACTCACCATGATAGTCAGATTCAGACATTGGTTTCTTGTAAGACTTAACAGTGTCTAAAGAAAGCTCATCAAGTGCTTCTTCGGATACCGAAAATTGCTGACCGGCAGCTGAAGATTTACCAGGTCTAGGAGATACCTTGACATTTCCAGCATTAAAGATTTCGTCAGATGAGCCTTTTCGCTTACCAACGATA